GGGAACAAGCGTTACGAAGAAGACTGTTCGAGAGGGACAGTATCCTGTGATCTCAGGTGGGCAAAAACCAGCCTATTATAAGGGGGGTAAAACGAAGTGTCACATCACGACAGAGTTGAAAACGCACTGTAAATCGCTGTGTGTACGCGCGTTCGGTCGCTTCGCTCGATGATGGTCACGCAAAACGAAGCGTTACATTTATGTTACTTTGGTGTTACTTTATGGGCGTTCGGACGACGTTAGACGGCGCTTGATGTTACATGGGGAGATAGATAGCTCGGGAAGGGGCTAAATAACGCGTCAGACGGGCGCAAACGCTGATAATAGGCGGGTATAGCATGTATATAGTGCTGTGCCCGCCTATGCTGTATTATGGCCATTGCCACCACCCTATCGGGACGTGTGTCTCGGCTCTGTTTTTGTCTGGTTTTGGCGTTTGGGAATTCACTTGGACGTTGCTCAAGGGAATTCAAGTGGGTAGAGTTTGGGAATTCACTTGGGAATTCAAAACGGCTCTAAAATGGGCGTGAGTTTATGGGGGTAATACAAGATTGCCCCCCTTTTTTGCGCCTTTTTTGCGTGAGTTGAGGGGGGTATGATATGTAGAATTATGGGTATCCTGCTGATTTTGAGCGCGTAATGCTATTGGGGTGGGGTGTTTAGTCTTTTGACGAGTTCAAAAAGCTGTTCATCTCGTTTCAATACGAGCCCCCGCAAGTAAGCGACTTCCGATTTTAGCAGCTGTATCACCTCTGAGGGGTGTGGGTCACCACTAGTCTCTTCCCTTTCTATGTCTGCGAGGGCTGCGCGCTCCTCTGCGTTTTCGGCTATACTTCTCTCTGGAGTGATTGGATCGCCTGTTCCACGGAGGATAAAATCAGCATTTACGTCAGGATATATGGCTAATAATCTAACCAGCACCTCGGAGGAGACTGCGGATTTTATGTTCTCCCCCTTGTAGTTTCCGTATGTTTGCCCGATCGACTCGCAAAAATCTGCAAGCCTAATACCCTTTATCTTAGCCACATACAGTATTCTCTCCTTTACGAAGGCTAATTTACTTTCCAAAACTCTTGTATGGTTAGAATTTTATCCTTTACTTTGCATTGTTGTAAGACGATTACACCGCTGTAAAGATAAACGAAATGAAATAGACGAACTGATATGATTACGACGAAAAAAAGATCTGAAATCCTTGAGGCGCTGCTCTTAGCGCTGTACGAAGGAAAGAGCGTGACGGTATGCACCGATGAGCCAGGCTTCGGCATCCGCCACATCGACGACTGCGACCCTATTCATGAAGTAGCATTCCTCGCGGAAGGCCTCGAACTTGAGGCGGAAGATGAGCCCCTGCCACATTGGGGTGATCAGCTCCCCGAAGACGCAGAGATGTACAGCCTGCTCCGCCATGGAGAGGATGGCGAAGTCTACGTGTATCAGATAGCTATCGATTAGTAACCACAGGCATCCCCGAGGTTGGCGCCTCGGGGAGCCTAAAGACACAACTATAATATGGAAAGACAAATCCGACTTACCACCGAAGACCGCCGTGCTATCCAGAAGGAGACGGGGCTCACTGATGGGGCATTGAGCCTCGCATTGACCTTCCGTCGGCATGGGGAGCAGTCCGAACGTGCTCGCCAGCTCGCCCTTGAGCGTGGGGGGATGGTCTACTGCACCGCCCCTGAGTGTGAGACGATACACGATGCGGAGGGCAAGATGGTTCAAACGTTCACTAATGGCGCAGTCATTACCGTTGACAAAGCTTCCAGTGAAGCTACCCTTGAGTATGGTGGTAAGCTTGTCGCCACCTATCACAATGTCACATTGCAGATGCTCTCGCTTATACAGGCGACGGCGTCGGAGCTAAAATAATTGCCATGCTTCAGCACTACGGAAAAGCTACGGCCATCGATCTCTCTGACCTCATTGAGGATCGACGGACTATCGAAGATCAGTCCGAGTGCTTGGCACCCGTGATTAGCCCCTACAACTACCGCAATATGGTGAATCGAGGGCGTATAAAGGTCCTTCGGAAGGGAGGCGGTAAGGGCGGTAGCGTCCTTGTCGACTACGATAGCCTGCCTTTGGATCTTCGCGACAAGGTCGACCAGCGCCTCGGTGGCGATGCCGTCCATATCGCAACGCTCCGCAAGTGGTTCAGCGATCACTACCGCCGCGATCGAGGTGCTATGGAGTACTACCCGAAGCGTCTGAGAGAGCTAAACCTCTCACTTCCGCTCGAGCGCATCGCTCAGCTGACGGAAGAATACACGGTGAATGCCTCTGTATTGATGGCTGTGAAGAACCTCCAGGCTGATATGCGCCTCCTCAAGCGCGTCATGGGTGGTAAGAAGACCATCAGATGGGAGCAGCTCGCCAGCGCTATCGGCTACTACCGTCAGGAGGTCGGGCATACGCTCCCTCAGAGCGCAGCGCGCTTCCGCAAAGCGATGCGTGAGTTTGAGCAGAAAGGCTACGAAAGCTTGATCAGTAAGAAGTTCGGCAACCAGCAGACCCGTAAGGTGGATCGTGATACGCTTTACCTCCTCCTTGCCCTCGACAACGACGACATGCGCCCCTACAACAGTACGGTGGCTGAGCGGTACAACCGCTTCGTGGAGGGCGAGCTGACGGTCTACAACCCTGAGACGGGAGAGCTGTACGACCCAACGCCTTACAAGCCACTCAGCGAGACGACCGTGGCGAACTACCTCTCTACACCAGAAGCGAAAGCCCTGCGCGGAAAGGTCCACGACGACTATCAGACGTGGCGTGGGAAGAACCAGCCCTTTGTGCTGCGTAAGCGTCCGACGATGTCGCTCTCTAAGATCTCCCTCGACGACCGTGACCTTAAACTCAAGGTCAACTGGCGAGAGCAGGGAGTCAGTGAAGTGGTCAGCTTGAAGATCTACGTAGCGTACGACCTGGCGAGCCAGGCGATCATCGGGTACTCCTTCAGCGGGAAGAAGCGCCACGACATCTTCCTCGGGTGCTTGCAGTCAACCTTCCGCACGCTCCTCTCCCTGGGGCTTCCCTGCCCCTATGAGGCCGAAGTGGAGCAGCACCTGGTCTCCGACTTTAAGGATACGCTGATGCGCCCTGGTGTGCTATTCCCTGAACCCAACTTCCTCGCTCCTGGGAACTCGCAGGCGAAGGGTGCGGAACACATGAACCGCCTCTTCAAGTACCAGACGGAAAAGGAGTACATCCCTAACACGGGGCGTCACTATGCCCGCCTGGATGCCAACCAGACGAGTGAGGAGAAGAGCTTCGACGAGCACAACGACCGCTTCAAGGCTAAGGTGTGGGCTTATGAGGATGCAGTCGCCTTCTACGAGGGGCTCATCTACGAGTACAACCATTCTCCGCACAGCAACACCGCCTACTGGGGTGGGCGCACCCGCTGGGAGGTCCTCCAGGAGTCTGTGAATCCTCAGCTGGCAGAGATAGACGTCCATAAGTTGGCGACCCTCATCGGCGAGCACCGCTCAACGTCCGTCCGCCGTGGGCACATCAAAGCCAACTACCGCAGCTTCGCCCTCTCTCCCGAGGGTATAAGCAAGCTGAAGGACCGCAACGGAAAGGTCGACGCGTATTGGTGGGAGCAGGAAGAGGGTGAGATGAACGAGGTCTACATCTACGAAGGTGGGCGCTTCATCGAGACCGCCTGCGAAATCCAGCGCATCAACGAAGCTAAGGCCGAGCAGACCGATGAAGACCGCCACCAGCTACACATGCAGCTGCAGCGCGTGAAAGCCTTTGACGCACACATCGCTGAGCGAATGCCGAGCAAGGCGCGACTCCTCAAGGAAGAGACACACAAGACGCTCACCGAGATCAAGCCTGTCGAGGTAGTCACGATGAAGCGTGGCGACGATGGCGAACTGCTCGACAGCGACTACCTGCAGAGCAGTCCAGAAGAAGCCCGCATGCGTGCTATGGCAGACTTATAACAGCATACGAATACTAATTAAATCGGATTGAAATGAAATACAATGGTAAAGAGTACTGGACTCGTGAGGAGCTCATTGAGGCATTTGACGCAGATGGATTCAATGAGAGGAACAAGATAGGAGGCTTTGGCTTAGCTCTATTCATCCCCGACCTCTACGATGGACTAATCTATGCAGAAGAGAACTTCAGCAAAGAAGTTATGTCGAGCCTAACGATGCAAACGTTCAGCCCAGACTAATATGAAGATGACAGTGATATTTGAGGCTTGCTATATGTGGACTGATCTCATAGAAATTCTTGGCGAAGAAAGAGCCAGGCGACTAAGAAAGAGAGGATCCTTCGGTAAGGCTTATAAAAGTGATAGCAAAGAGGTCTACTTCGAGGAGAAGCAATTCTCTCGGTGGGCAAAGAAACTAATAAACCGACACTAGAATGAAGAAGAAAGTAAAGAAGAAGGTAAGTACCGTTGTCTACTCAAAGGAAGGGCTTATATCCATTTTGGGGGTAGATAAGTACAACGAGCTGAATAGCAGCAACGAGTTTGGTGTGGAGGAGTCCTTCCTTAGCGGAGATATGCTCATAACCATCTTCAGGGAAGCTCGATTCACCGAAACCGCCCTAAATGCAGTATGCCATGCAACTAAGTAAAGAACTCAAAGAACGCACGCTCACGGCGATCCTCGCCGACAGAGCGAACTACCCCAGCGACAGCAAGCACGCTACGGCTATCGGGATCTCCACCTCTGTCTACTCTACGATCAAGAAGGGGAAGCTCGACAAGCAGCTGAGCGACTCAGCGTGGCTCAGCCTTGCACGCCGACTCAATGTACCCCTACGCGGGGAGATCGAGTGGAAGGTCGCAAAGACTGACACCTACTCTTACATCACCAGCCAGCTGGAAGCCTGCCAGGAGCGCAGCCTTAGCGCCCTCCTCTGCGACATCCCTAATATCGGGAAGACCTTCAGCGCTCGCCACTATGCCCGCACGCACAAGCACGTCGTATATATCGACTGCTCGCAGACGAAGACGAAGGTCCGCCTGGTCCGCTCCATTGCTATCGGCTTTGGCTTGGATGCTAAGGGGCGCTACGAAGAGGTCTATGCGGACCTGGTCTACTACCTCAAGGGGCTGGATAATCCTCTGATTATCCTAGATGAGGCTGGGGACTTGCAGTATGAAGCATTCCTCGAGCTCAAGGCGCTGTGGAATGCTACGGAGCGCGCCTGCGGATGGTATATGATGGGCGCTGACGGCCTGAGAGCCAAAATCGAGCGTAGTATCGACTGCTGCAAGGTCGGCTATACGGAGCTCTTCAGTCGCTTCGGGGATGCTTATCGTAAGGTCACCCCGCAGGATGGTGAGGAGCGTAAGAGCTTTCTCTTGAAGCAGGCGGTAGAGGTCGCTAAGCTCAACGCCCCCGAGGGGGTCGATGCCGTCAGTCTCGCCCGAAAGTCGGGCGGGCTCAGAAAGGTCTACACGGAGATCGAGAAGCTGAAACTGCAAGCGGGGGCGTAAGATGGCACGAGCATACTCCGCCAGCGAGGTGCTGGCAAAGAAAGTCCCTTCGATCCCCTTCGAGGGGCGCTGGAGGGAAGCCTTCGGCGAGCCTGGAAGGGCGGGGGTGTGGCTCATCTGGGGGCAATCCGCAAACGGGAAGAGCTCCTTCGCAATGCAACTAGCAAAAGAGCTGTGCAAGTATGGCAAGGTCGCCTACAATAGCATGGAGGAGTCACTATCCCTTTCCTTTCAGCGGAATATGGAGCGCTGTCGTATGGACGAGGAGGCAGGTCGCTTCATGGTCCTCGATAGAGAAAGCATGGAAGAGCTTAATACTCGTCTGAGGAAGCAGCGTAGCCCCGACTTTGTCATCATTGACAGCCTCCAATACACGGGACTCAATTATACCGACTACAAGCGCCTGAAAGAGGCGCACCCCAAGAAACTATTCATCTTCATCTCGCACGCTGATGGGGATAGGCCCAAGGGGGCTACCGCCGACAAAGTGCAGTACGATGCCGATATGAAAATCCTCGTGCAAGGATACCGTGCCATCTGCAAGGGGCGCTTCATACCCGAGGCGGGTAAGCACTACAGCATCTGGGCAGAAGCTGAGGTGAAGTACTGGGGCTTAGAAACAGAAACCGAATGCGAAATCAATACTAACTAAATCAATAAGAATTATGACCTATGTAATGGTTGGCGCCCTTGTTGGGATAGTCACTCTACTCCTCACGAATCTACTATCCGTGCATCCGCGCAGTGAGGAGATCAAAAGGCTTCAAGTGGAGAAAGACGCTCTTAAGATAGATCTCTCACGAAGCTTGATGTTCTGCCAGCTATTGAAGTCGATGAACGAGCTGGACGACGAGACGCTGGATAAAAAGGAGGAGGAAATCAATAAGCTGCGTCAGCAAAATGAGGCACTCCATCAAGAGATCCAGGAGCAGTTGGATAATCAGACGGAATGGAGCGATGGCAAAGCGTGATTCTTATGCCGTCTTCTTCGCCCTGCTCAAGAGGATGCCAGGGGCGACTAAAGAAGATCTGGTCGATCAGTGGACAGGAGGTCGCACCTCCTCCCTGAAGGAGATGACCGACCGAGAATACAATCAGATGATCTCGGCGCTTCGCTCCCAGGTGGATAACCTCGAGGAGAAGAAGAAGGCTCGATCGGCGGTGCTAAAGCAATTCCAGCTCTATGGCATCGACACCACCGACTGGGATGCCGTTGACCGCTTCTGTTGTATCCCACGTATAGCAGGGAAACCCTTCCGATACCTCACTATCCCCGAACTGAAGGCGCTCCGTGTGAAGATGCTGTCAATACGCAATAAGGCGGAACTGAAGGGCTATGAGCAGCGCAGGGTGGCGTTAGGTGCCGAGCTCACCAAAGGACAACTACCTAACTAATGACACATGGGACGAATAGACAAGGCTGCCAAGCGTCATCTTGAGCAGTCCTACCAGCAGGATATCGAGATGTACGAGCGGGAGCGTGACGAGCTCCTCAAGCGAATACGAGCCGACACGGCGACGCCAGCAGAGCGAAGCAGATATACTGCGCTCGGCTGGAAGATCGAAGCGGTGCGACAGCGCATGGACAAGCGCTACCGCGATGGAGTAGAATCACCCATTAAAATCATACAATAAGATGGAACAACAAGAAAACAAGATGGTGGAAATCACCGAAGAGCAGCTGGCAGAGTTTCAGCGCCTCAAAGAACAAGAGCAAGCACGCGCAGAAGAGCAGCGTGCCAAGAATGAACGCGAGGACTTCCGCAAGCTCTGCGAGGAGACGGTCTCCGAGACATTCGGAGAGCTGAAGGCTGCGAATGAAGCTCTCAAGCGTGCGAAGATGCGCGTCCTCTCCGCCTTCAGCTCGCTTCTGGAGCTTAAGATCTCCCTCATCGGGGGGAAGGAGCAGGGGCAGCACTCCTTCCGAAACGAGCAGTGTGATCAGCGCATCACGATCGGGAAGTACAAAAAGGTCTCCTATGACGCAACAGCGGACGCAGGTATTTCCCTCATCGAAGAGTCCCTCGCGTCGATGGCTGATGGCGAGAAGTCGCAGAAGCTCGTACGCATCATCCTCGACCTCCTCTCACGTGACGGTCGCGGTCAGCTTCAGGCAGAGAACGTCATCCAGCTCGATAAGTATGTCGAAATGGTGGCAGACCCACGATTTGCCCGAGGCGTGACCATCATTAAGGAAGCCTTCTTAGCCGAGTGGACTCGCGTCTTCATCCGTGCAGAGGAGAAGGACGAGAAGGGCAAGTGGGTCAACATCCCCCTATCGATGGTCGAAGTGTGACGTACGATCTCATGGGATCTGCGCAGAATCTAACAGACGAAGAAATATGAATAAATGGTATTTGTGTACCGTCGCCTATGAACGTCAGGGCGACGAGATTGGACTTAGAAAGGTCTCCGAAAGCTATCTGGTGGATGCCCTCTCCTTCACGGAGGCTGAGGAGCGTATCATCAAGGAGGTAACACCCTTCGTTTCGTGCGGGGTGCTCGAAGTGGTGAACATCCGCCCGATGCGCTTGGCGGATATGCTGATCAATAACAACGGTAGCAACTACTACCGCGGGAAGGTCAACTTGATCACGCTGGATGCGAGCTCTGGGCAAGAGCGTAAGACATCCGTGGCAATGGTGGTCAGAGAGGACTCCTTGCTCTCGGCAGCTACACTGCTGGAGTCTCACCTCAGCGAGAGCCTCTCCTCGTATGAGATCGTCAGCATTGCAGACCTCGGCATCCTCGACGTGTATCAGTATGTCGCACCTAAAGAGACGGACGTATGATTATAGCTGTTGACTTCGACGGCACACTCTGTGAGAGTGCCTATCCAAATATCGGGGGTGTGATGCCAGGGGCGAAAAAGAGCCTCGAAGAGCTCCGAGAGAAAGGCCACTACATCATCATCTGGACTTGCCGAACAGGAGAGCTGCTTGTCAACGCGATCAACTGGCTCCTGGAGGAGGGCATCCCATTTGACCGAGTGAATGACCACGAGCCTGAGAACCTCGCGATCTATGGCGATGGCGGCAAAAAGGTCTATGCCAATGTCTACATCGACGACAAGAACCTCGGTGGCTTCCCTGGCTGGTACGAGACGATGCGCCTGCTAAGATCCCATCCCGACTACTAAGCAGGTCTACAACAATTGAGGGGGCGTGTGGCAACAGCTACACGCCCCCTCAAGTATTTGCTGTGAGAGGTATATTGGAGGTATCTTTGTGGTAGATAATCCCCACCACATCAGTAATATGCCCAAGGGTCGAAGTAAAGAGCTCATAGAGCAACGCAACCAAAAGCTGTACCAGAGGTATCGCTACCTGCTGGATGTTCGTCGTATGCGCTACTCTGCGGTATTCGAGATCCTGGAGCAGGAATTCTTTATTGCCGAGGGGACCATCTTACATATACTGCGCTCCATTATTAACGGCAAAGATACTCCTTCAGAGGCTCCGAAGAGGGAGTTTACGGGGTTTCGTGGGCCGAGGAAGAGAGCTGTATGCGAATCGACGGAGGATCGCCAGCCCACCCTATTTGAGGGGTGATAACCTCCGAAATTCGGCAGGTGTAGGTCTCTTGGTAGATCTTGATACCGTGGTTGCCCGTATAGAACTTGCTCTCGGTGCGCATCAGCCCGCTCGCCTCGGGCGTCACCTTGAAGCCCTGCAGTAGCTCGTGCATCTGCCTGCGTAGCTCGGCACGCTCCTGGATACGATAGAGCGTGCCACTGCTGGCGTGGGTATCGTCATAGCAGTCGATGATTAGGCGGATTTTGAGGCGAGCTTCGCCCATCTGGCTCTTACCAGCTACTTCACCCCAATCGACCTGTTCAAGGTCTATCAAGACGGCTGGATAAGTGATCGGGTACATCTCCTTACCCTCTTCGTCAATCACTTCTAATTGCCCGTAGTCCTCATCGACGAGGCTCAGCTGGGGCATCCCCTCAGCAATATGCTCGATGAGGGGGAGTAGTATATATTCCATCTGCTTACTTCGTTTTTATTTCTGCCGTCAGGCGCTCGATCGTTTTGACGAACTCCTGTTCTATCTTCTCTCTCAGCTCCTTCGACTCCCCGATGAACTGGCGCTTGGGCATACGGAACTTGATGCGCACCACGTCCTTTGCACCGAGGGCAATGCGCTTCCACTTCTCCGCCTCCTCTCCCCCCTTCTTCCCACCAGCATTGAAGTACTGCGCCCAGAAGAAGCGGCGCATCTTGGGCGTCACGTTGGGGAAGCTGAGCATACTGCCCCCCTCGTTGTGAATGACCGAGTATGGCACGGGGTTGTAGACGAGTACCGACCCTTTGGCGGGGATCGCCTCAATGCTGTTCATCAGGTGGTTGCGGGAGGAGGTCAGCGTGCGGTAGCGAGAAGAGGTGGATGTGCCTCCCTCTCGCTGTGCCTTCTGCCACGGACGCACGCCCCCATCGACGAAGCCCGACTTGCGGAAGTTCTCCCGAAAGTGCTGCTTTGCCAGAACACCGATCTTGCGAGGTAGGCGGTCATTGAACTCCTTCTCGATGTTCCCCGTGAGGTTCAGGATGAGTGAGAGGATTTCGGATGCTTGCGAATTCATATGGTTTGAGTATCTTTGTTCCTGCGGGCAGAGCGTTTAATCCCAGTAGGGACACGTCCCCCGTTCCCATTTGATGATGCCAGGGCTATTACCTTGGCATCATCTGCATTTAGCACCTTGAATATCTGTGGCTTCCCATCGATCTCTCTAATAAGATATATGCGATGAAAATCTCTGTGCTGTGATGAGCCTCGAAGCCCCTCATATTTCTTAAGAGCCTCTTCAAAGTTTCTTGGATCGAATCCATTAGGGAAGAAGATAACGGCAACCTCTGCATCAGGCTTCTTTGCGCAATGTTTGAGGGCATTACGAATGTTGTTGGCAGTGAAGGTTTCTGCGCCAGCGATCTCAAAGTGCCGACCATCCCAGAGTCCTTCTGTATTGCGTTGGTTCTGCTTGGTATGATCTTCCTTTCCAAAAATTACTGAATGTCCCTCTTGAAATCCTGCATCTTGTACATACTTCTCATACTTCCCCTTGAGGTGATCAAAGTTGTGTTCTATATGCGTAGCCTTCACCCCACCTGTTGTAGGATCAAACTCCACGTCTCTATAGTTAGGATCTTCTTTGAGGCGCTGGTACTCTTTATAGTTCTGCTCATATTTCGCCTTCCCCATCGCCTCACTCATATACGGACAGCTATGGCACTCCTTGACCCGCCCGACGACCTTCTTTTTTAGCCACGCCTTGAGGTTCACGGCTTTGTAGTGGGGGCAGACGGCACAGCTCTTGGGGTAGTAGGGATGGCTGTCGGTGATGAGTCCCTTATAGGCGGGATTACCATCTAGTCCAGGCTGTGCGGAGAGCTCGGGACGCTTGGCAGTCGCCTGCTCGCTCGGGTCAAGCGGGCGGGGATCGTCGTCGGTAGCGTCGAGGGAGCATTTGCAGTTCCATCGGTCACCTGGACGATGCTCCGACCAGAAGGGATCGTCCACGGGGAGGATGAGAGGCTTCTCCCAGAAGAGGCGGTGACCTGCCTCAGGAGAAGGAGAGGTGGTCGGCATCCACTGGAGGTTCGGGAGGATATCCTTATTGCGCTCGAACTCGAGCCACTCAGCCGCTTGGTGTGCACGGATGACGGCGGTGTCGTACTCGGTGCGTAGCCAAGCGCCGACGTGATGGCGGGAGATGGGTTCGACCTCCTTCTTCCATTCGGCGAAGGAGCGTAGCTTACCCTGGGCATCGAGGAGACGCTCCTGCATCGTCCGCCCCCACGCTTGGGCTTTGAACGCTGAAAAGACCTCGTTCGAATGGCGTATGGAGCGCAGGAACTCATCCTCGTGGGTGGGCGGTGTGGAGGCTTGGGAAAGTCCCTCGACTGTCCCCTTGTTCATCGTCTTGAGGATCTCCCGCCATACGGTCGGCTCGATGTCCGTGGAGGCGTCGAAGCCGTCGTAGATCTTGCGCAGGTAGTCCTCGATGATCTCGGGGGAGAAGGCTATCTCGTGGGATGCCCCCGCCTGGGGGCTGGCGCAGGCGGAGCAGGGGTGACCATAGTAGAGCTCATTTATCAGAAGTCGTTGCCCCCGCGAAACTCCTCCCCGAGGGCTAAGCCGAAAAAACGAGCGAGGCTGTCTTTGATGGACTTTTTCCCCTTTGCGTCCTCCCTCGAAGGTTCTTCTGAGGACGTTTTATCTCCCTTCGAAGGCTCTTCAAGCGCTTCGGCAATCGCCCTGCGATGTTCTTCCTTAATAGCCATCTGCTCTTCGTAGTCATCGGGCTTCTTGATCCCCATCGTTTCATACATCTCGTCAGGGTCGAGAGGTAATCCGAGCTGTTGAGCCTTGAGGTAGAGGTCTGCGCGTTGCGATGGATCGTGTCGCTCTCGCTTGGCGTAGACGAACTCTCCCCCCGAAACGTTAAAACCGAGGTTTTCGAAGATCGGCAGGAGGTAGTAGTTGAGCACGTCGAGGATTGCGAAGCAGTCATCCTCGTTAACCTCCTCCTCAACCTCCTTGTGTACGGTGCCAAGAGCCTGTGTTCCTGTGCTACTGGCGTCTGTAGTCAGCGTATTTCCAAGTACACGGATAGAGATGGCGCGGTCCCAATAGTCTGTAAAGCTCTTGTAAAGCTCAGATGACCCCGATTTGTTGCCAGCCTCGATAATCTCCATGTTGCTTTCCTTCGGCATGATGTAGACAGCGCCTACCCCCTGTCCCATGGCATCCTTGAGCACGCGACGGCGGGTCTCCTCGTCTCCTGCGTCATAGGTGTACTTTCGGATCGGGATGCCAAATAGCTCACAAAACTTCGCCCAGTCACCGATATTGTTGCGCTTGTAGAGTATGGCGGGCATCAACTCAGCAAGAATGCCTAGAGAGCGCTCCTTACCAACGAAAAGCATGTTTTCGAACTCCTCAATGCTCCGCCCTTCGGTATCATTCTGGGAGCGAAGTAAGCGCTGATTGATCGGATCGTAGTGCTTGCGAGGGATCAGGTCATAGCGTAGACGCCCTTCTTCGTCCAGGTAGAACTGGAAGAGCGAGTAACCCCAGAAATCAGCCATGATGATATCCTTTCGCAGCTCTTTCATCCAGGGCGAGGCAAGCTGTCTGTTCAGCTCGTCATCGGGGACCCCGTCTCGCTGGAACTCAATAGGCAGTTTTGTAACGCCTCTGAGTCGCTTGGCCACAACGCCACTAAGGTGAAGGTCCAGGAAGGCTGACTCATACATGTCGTAGAGCTGCGTACGATAGCTGAAGTTGATGCTTGACGCCGCTTTAATGCTACGGATATACTTGTTGATGTCGAAATAGAACAGCTCAGGGGCAGAGAGAATAATGTCTGCCTCTTGTACAGAGTCTCCCCCCGCTATAATGCGGCGCGAGGCTTTAGTTGTTGACTTCCGTGCCATTGCTGTCAAGGGTGTAAGGTGTGAGATCTACTGCTTGCTTGGCTGTCCAGCACTCGGAGAGACACTGCTTGATGTGGCCAAGCGCCGAGAGGATGAAATGCTTGTATTGGTTGAGCGTGGAGACCTGATAATAGTAGGCCTCATCCTCGGAAAGCCCCATCTTGATGATGGTCGGCAGATTCACGCCGTCAAAGAGCTTGGCGAAGGTGAATTCTCCGAGGAAGTTGCGCTGATTGGTCTCGTCCAGCCATACGTGGCGTGTGACGGGGGTATCCTCCAGCGTTGTATAGCTGAAGCCACGAAGCACCCGATCGTCGCAGAGATCGTTGTATGGGCGGTAGATGACCTCCGCCACCTCATGGAGAGAGGGGCGGTGGTCAAATACTTCGGTGAGATAGGTGTACTGCTTTGGAGCTCCCTCTTCGCTGTCGATCTCCTGGAGATCGTAGGCGAGGAGGTAGCGCTCATTGAGCGGGTCGATGCAGTAGATGAGCTTACCGCTCATATAGGGGTTGCCGCTTTGGCGATCTGTCGTTACCATTTGCTGAGGTCTGGTCTTTCGTCAAATATGAACTTATAATGCTTGAGCTTGCGGAGCTCTTCTGGAGAGGAGGCTTTGATCACCTTGCCGCGGAAGATGGGTACGAGAAATTGTCGTGTCCAGTCCCATTTGGTGTAAACCCCACCGTCGGCATACCTACCCCAAGCCTCGTGGTTTGTTGAATACACCTCGTTGTCGTTGAGGAGCTCGCCAAAGAGGTTGCGCATGGCGCATCCTACATTTTGACTCCCCCCATTCTTTCGCGTGACAATGTCCATATATCGCCCACCTACAACCTGGAGTACAGACGTCTCCTGTGCATACTCCTTGCGCTCGTATTTGCCGAGCGGGTGAATGCGACGCTCAACGCCTCCAAAGTGCCTCCACTCTCGCATCCATACAAGTTTATTGTAGTGGTCACCGATGTCTGCCTGATCTCTTCGCGTGGTGGCAGCGCCGCGCACAGCATCGTGCTTGGAGTGCGCGCAGTAAGCACCGTCTTTCGTGTATGTCGACAGAGAGAGGATGAACGAGCTGGGCAGCCAGATATAGCCGAAGGCGGTGGGATAAGGGCACTCCTTGTAGATGGGGTTACGATTGCCATCCTGCACGATGACGCCAGGACGTTCGGAAATCTTCCCTTGGGGGTTTCGTGCCGTGGTTCCTGCCATCCCCGCCTCGGGTAGCGAGAAGAATCCCCTGAAGTACCGCTCATTCTCCGTGGTCCCTTCCCCCCATCCATAGATGTCTCGGAGCTTGAAGTTGCCATTATGCGCCCAGAGGAGGTTGCGGAGGTCTTTGTACTCCTCGTATGAGAGCTGGTCGTACATGCCATGAAGTAGTATGAACTTATACTGCATCTCACCTTGCTTCCCGAGCCTCTTGCTCTCCCCAATAGTCATTTCTGGCAGGCTCTCGCCCTCTTGCCAGTGCATCGGCACAGCTGATGTCCAGGTCTCCTTGTGCTCTTGCCAGTGGGGCTCCCAGTCGGCAGGGTTCGTGGAGTTCGTGAGCCAGATCTCCATCTCGCTGTCGATGAACTCGGTGAGGACAGAGGTGTAGAGGTAGGCTGCGCCGTGAGGGATGCTTGCGACATAGTCCAGCACAAAGAGCGGGTACTCGTTGTTGGAGAGTCGAATGACCTTAAGGATCTTACCATCGGCATCGGTGAACACTGCCGAGATCATGCATCCTCGCTCCCACCTAAATCGATCGGCATAGGGCTCTGGCTGGAAATATCCTTGGTGCTTGACTTCGTCTTTTGGGTCGTCGGAGTTGCTGTATCCGTTGTTGCACAGGGGGAATTTCACCCTCTTGTACCCCTTGACAGGCACCTTGATGTACGAGTAGAGGTTACAGGCATTCTCGTTGGTGTAGCCCGCGCGGTACTTGTAGATGCACTCAGAGATGTTCTTGCCTTCCGACCCCTTGGGACAGCGGATATAGTGTTGGAGTACGGGCTTTAACTTGCTCTCAATTGCTTTCATATCATAGAGCTTCCCTTCTGGACGGCGAGGCTCATCGAGGAGCGAACTATACACCTGGTAGTCGGTGCAAGTGTCCCCATCGTGGATGCCTTTGTACCAGTAGTGTGGCTCGTTTACCCAAATTCCACCCTCTTCGGCATCGGCTAGGTTGGTCGGCGTAGATAGGTCGCGTGTGAGCCCATCAGCGTAGTAGCCGAAATGGTCGTCTCTGAGGGGATAAACGACCATCTCTCCGCGCTTCTCCTCGCGACCACGCCAGCGATGGCGTGATTTGAAGATGCGCAGAAGGTGTCCAGATGGGGCGTAGGGCTTATTAAAGCCGAACCCCGTCTGGTTGTCGTGGTTGAACCAGCGGTCAGTGGCCAGCACCTCCTGCGTGAAGCCCTGCTTATCCACCGTGCGGTTGACGTACCCTACGATGGTGTACTCGGGTTGTCGGATGCTGAGCTCGGGGAAGTGAGCAGCGAGTTTGTCGTACTCAACGTCGGAGAGGAATTGCGTGAGGCGGTACGTGCCCACCAGTGCACAGGTCGTGGTGAGTGAGCCTGACGCGGAGATCCCCCCCTTGCTAAGGAAGCGGTTGAGCCAAGCGACATCCCCCGTGCGGTCGATGCCGACGATACGCAGGTGCGTCACAGCGGTGAGCTGCTCCAGGAGCACCTCCCAGTCGATCTGTGGGCATCCCTCATACCAGAGGCGGGTGACAGTCTCAGAGTTCAGTCCTACGATCCCTTCTGTAGTGAGTTTGGGGAGGTAGCGTAGGCGCAGTGTTGTGAGCGTCTCGGGAAGACGAAGCTCTGTGATGGGAGCACCGTTAGCTAGTACAATATCTGTAAGCACCGTGTTCGACGCATCGAGCTTCTTGAGGCGAGGGTTGCCCGTGAGGTCGAGCGAGCGGAATGAAGGGGAGCGAAGCCCCGCCACACTCAGCTCCTCAAGCACACGGCAGGCGGCGACGGTCACCGCCGTGAGGGTGGTCTGTCCCGTGGCGCAGGAGACGTTGAGTTTGGAGAGGCGGTAGCACTTGTCGAAGTTCGCCGTGCCAACAATGTAGGCACTCACGTCGGAGAGGTCGAGCTCGGCCATACGGCTTGCCCCGTAAACGTTCTGCGGGTCGTTGACGATGAGGTCGATATCCAGCTCCAGGGAGACCTTCGAGCCCGCTGCGTCCGCTCTAACGCCTGAGACATGGGGTGCCTTGGATGTATAGCCGTAGCCAAAGTAGTAGCGCTCGCTGGCAGTGATATTGATGCGCTTGCGGTCACTTGAGAACTGGTGCGCGAAGTAGAGGCGCAGCGCGTCAGCTCGGTACGTACCCGCCAGATGCTGTGCGTCGAGCAGGGCGAAGCGGTCATTGATCATCGCCGTGCGGTGAGCGTAGCGAGAGCCTTGCAGACAGTAGAGGTAGTCGATGCCGCTTGCCGTGTAGGGCTGGAGGTACTTATACTCCCCGTCCTTATTGTAGGCTCGCTCGGACCAGTTCGCCATAAACTTGCCGTTGAGCATCTCCAGTACTCGCTCCTTACTCATAGTAGCGCGGATCTTCTGCGCCGTCTCGTGGAGCTTGTCGGGAAGAGCCTCTCTGACGAGTTGCCAAAGGAGGGAGTCGTGCCCAGCGTAGGCGTAGGAGCCGATCGTCTCGTCGAAGGTGTTCTCATCGATGGTGTAGTCGTAGACGACCTTACCATCATTTCGCACCCCGAGGACGGTGTCATTGTCGTAGGGGAGGAAGTACCAGTGCAGCCCGTCCCACGTGGCGAGCATCATGTTCTTGGCGCGCTGGTCGACCATCATGAAATATTCCGTCAGCACATACCAACCCGTGAGGCTATCCACGTCGAAGTAGTCAGTCACCTCGCGCTTGAACTTCGTAGCATTGCCCTTACAGTTGATGATCCACTTCCATAGTCGACGTACGGCGTTCTTCTGTGCCTCGCTGGCGGTGTCCCATTCGACCCCGTCGGGGTGGCGGAATTCGAGCGCAGTCTTAAAGGTCGCCATGTTGTCGGTGGCAAAGAGAGCGAGTGGCTCGGAGTTGTTGAGGAACTCCAGGCACATGCACTTCTCATCCTTGACGAAGCCGAAGACCTCCTCACTGCCGCTCTTGTCGTTGTTGAAGTTGTACTTGCCCAGGTAGGTGTTGTGGCCAGACCCATCGATGTCAAAGAAGGCATCCATCGGGAAGCCGTCGATAGCTATTCGAACGCCCTGCGAAGCCTTCTGGGGAGGAGTTAGAATGCCTGCTCTTCGGAAGGTCTCGTCGATGAGCTTCGCCAGCCCCGTATTGTGCGTCGATGAGCTCTCGGCGAAGTCCGCCTTAATGGTGAAGATCGACACGGGGACCGCTCCAGGCGTAAAGGCATACTTAAGCTCCTGCTGCTCGATGCCGCCCACCGTGAGGGTGGTATTGTACTTCTTCTTGCGGTCGAGGTAGATGCGGTAGTTCTTTCTGGGATAGGTCGTGGAAGACGTCCCTTGGATGCGCAGCCCCGCCCCCTTGCAGACGAAGTCGTACTGCTTGCCGAAGCCCGAGTAGAAGTAGATGTCTACCGATACCTCGAACTTTTTTGTGTTGGTCTCATTGACGAGGGGGACGTTGCCCACAATGCGCAGCACGCTCTTGCCTTGGCTACGTAGCTTGTCGAGGGAGACGGCTCCATCGTCGCCGAGGACATCGTTGCGCTCATAGAGCGTCACGACCTCAGATGCATCAGGGCGGGACGCTATGTAGTTGCTGAGTACCTCGTCATCGGCGAGGGCACGACCATAGAGGCGCACGGCACGCAGGCGTACGTCGGCGTGCTGGCTGGTCACGTCGATGGGCTTGGAGGCAACCTGTAGGAGGGTATCCGCCTGCCCGTAGCTCACCGCCCCTGAGCGGATGCCGTTGACGTAAATTTCTAGGAGTCGACTCCCCGACTTAGGTTGCACGACAAAGGCGATGCGATAGAACTCACCCGTGGCAAACTTGGTGACTACGACCGCACCTGACGCGGTGCGCAGCTCGGCTTGCTTACCCGTGACGACGAATCCGACACCCTTGTCGTCAATACAGGAGACGACCGCGCCCGTTGAGGAGAGGACGTTGTCGGTGCGAAGCTCCAGCTCAATCGTCCCACCAAGCCCCATCGGGTCGGTGGCAAAGAAGGTCGCAGGAATGGTGATGGATGAGCCGTTGACAAGCTGGAGCGACGAGCCGTCCCAGCCACCCGCAGCCCAGTCGAACTGACGGAAGGTGGTGGAGATCCCGCTGCTCTTCCATGTGGCAGGATTAGCCTCGGAGTTGCTGCGCCCGAGTGCTGAGAGAGCGAGGGTCACGCCGTCGGTGACCTCCCCTACGTTGACGTGACCTTCACGCACGGAGATGGTGAGGTCATAGCTTACATCAAGGCGCGTGGATAGGCGCGCAGGGATATCCCCTGCAACGACACTGCGTGAGGTGTAGACCTCAGCGCCTCGGCCCATAGAGAGCGACAGCGCCTCGGCATCGCCTACCTGGAGTGATAGGTCGGCAGGTTGGCGCTGAGGGTCATAGAGTGCATAGCTAAAGCTGTAGCTTGCAAACTGCTCTGCGTCTAGTCGCGGTGAGAGGTGCTCCTCGGCGGAGAGGATATGCCCGTCGTGTCGACGTAGCATCACGCCGATGCGAGGGAGGTCCTCTGTTTTGCCGATGTAGTAGTCAAAGTAGATGCTCTCACTACGGATCTCCTTAGCTCCAATAGTGAGCTCGGCGATGAGCTGAGCTGTGTGACGGCCCTCGTGTGCCCCCTGTAGAGGTACCTGGAAGGTGCCGTTCGTCGTGCCCGCACGCGTGACGCTCTGCACGCTCACGCTCACCCCATCGATGTAGAGGGTGATGGTCTTGTTGCCCACGCCCGTCACGGCATAGGGGATAGCGAGGATGTCCGAGGTGGTATATCCAGGTAGCCCAGAGGAGAGGGAGTAGCTTGAGTTAAGCGCAAGAGCGTAGACGGCTACAGAGGTGGCGATCGTGCGCTTCTGTGTCTTACCCTCGGCATTGGTGGCCGTGGCGAGTATCTGTACGTCGACCGTCCCCGCCGTGGTGAGGTAGGGGGTGAGGTCAAGGGTGTACGTCCCTGCCGATACGTCGGGGATGGTCTGCTCAAGGAGCTGCGTTGCTCCTCGACGGATGGTCAGGCGGATAGTCGCCTGCACGCCCGTAGGAGCCTCGTCGTTATCTGCCGACACATGTCGGTAGGTGTAGGTCAGCTGTGCGGTGTCGCCAGCCTTGACAGCTGATTGCGACACCGAGGAGGTGAGGATGATGCGAGTGGTCTGCTGGTCACCTCCGCCGCCGCCCTTCCCTCCTGCGGGAAGGTCAACAGAGGCAACCTCTCCCCCCTGCTTGTTGGTGAGCTTGAGCGTGACGGTCTGCTCATCATCGGAGAGCTGAGCGTCCATCCCTGCAATGGTGGCACGCTCTACCTCGTTGAGCTTGGCCGTGACTGCAGCGTTAGATACGGCGTTGGTACTCTCCGCGCTGAGGGTGTCGTCGACGGCTACCTCGTCGATGGAGATAGCCACGTTTCCCGACTCGTCAGGGAGCGACTTGACCCCATTGAGCGTCACGCTCTGCACAGTGCCACTCTTCGTCTCGATGTTTACGATGCCCGAGTCGTCAGGAGCGACAGTGCTGCCGTTGACTGCCACCCCCTGCACTGGTGCTTTGGGGATGGTGAGGTCAACGTTACCACGAGAGTCGGGAGGGAGGTTCGTACCGCCCACGGAGATGCTCTGCACGGGTGCTTGAGGCACACGGATAGGCTTATAGCTACCGTCGCCTGCAAGGTAGTGATCCTCGCCCGCATCGGTCTTGATGAGGTCTACCTTTGCCTTATCTTCATCTGAGTAGGGGTTGGCAAGGTGCACCTGCAAATGTGCAACTTCCGTGTAGCCCGCGCCTGTGTACACGTAGATACGCCCGTTGTCCGCTGCCGTAGGGTCGGCATCATCATAAACGGCAACGAGGTTGCCCCTGCGCAGGGGCTTGTCGTCGTCGCCAGTGGGAGCCGTGTCGGCAGTCATCGCCGAGATGGAGGTGTACACCTTACGTACACCGAGTGCTCCACCCTCACGCTCTACCTCGGCGACATATGCAGCGACATCGCGGATGAGATAGCCGAGCTCTTCGGGTGTGATGGAGCCCGATTCAGTCTTGGACGCGAGGGCCTCGGCACGTTTGATGAGGTCTATCTGAGAGTTGTTCATACGAGAGAGTAGTCTGTCTTAATGAGAGCAAAGGCATTAAGCCCCTGACCGTCAAATTCGTTGATGCGCTGGCCCTCCTTCTGCAGCGAGATGCTGCCCCCTGCGATGATGATGTCGTAGGTCGTCCTTTGCCAGATATCTACTACGTTGCGAAGGGAGAAGTAGAGCTTGCTGGAGTTGGGTCCATCGATGGTGTACATCGTATTCACAGTATCTGTTGATCTGATGACATTGTTATCGATGGGAATATGCAGCTCGCAAGCCCTAAATCGAGGGAGTCCGTTGATAACATAGAGATTCATCTTGCCGACCTGCTTGCCATCGCGAAGGATACGATAGCTGTCAACCTTCGCTTCTTCGCTCCTCGGGATGAATGGGCGTGAGTTGTTATTGCTGTTCGCCGATAGCTTGTATGCAATGTAGTCTCTGTTGGATGGACGCTCACGAACCGCTACAGTGGTCTTGCGCACGCGGGTTGGATGCGTGCTCCCGTCAGCAAAATCCATAGAGCGGCTTTCGTCGGTCGAGGGGACAAGGTAGATCTCTGATGGGAGGTTGCCCAGGCCGAGGCCATTAAAGAGCATTTCAGTCTCGTCAACCTCATAGATAGCCCCGCCAATAATGGCGTGTCCTGAGGATATGAAAATGCGTGCACCTCCACTCGTTTGATCACCTGAGATGTAGCATCCGTCAAGGATGCCGTCGCCGCAGAGGCTTGCTAGTAGTGCGACACTACTAGTGATGTTGTCGCTGAGTTGCTTGAGGTCGTCGAGGGAGATAGGCTGCCCGCCCTCAGTGAATTTGATCTCATTCATAGTCGTAGTATTCTATCTTGTATGTTCTGCCAGCAGGCTTATAGATGTTGATGAATCTTATGATTTCAGCTTCCTCGCTACGAAGGAAGGAGGGGATGTGGACGATGAAGTCAGGCTCGTGCTTCCCCTCATGTGCGAAGCCGAGGTAGAAGGGCTCTTGGCGCTCGGAGATTAGGTGTAGGTGAAGCGGTGCATTCCCCTCCGATGAGAAGTAGAGGTAGAGCTGCTTATCGTCCGTGTCGGTTATATAGATCGCTCCTGGAGAGAGTCTATACTTCTCGTTAAGCGCAGCCACGAGGGAGAAGGTCTGCCCCGTAGTGTTGAGCCGTCGGTGCACGTCTCCACGGAATTGACCGAATCTGTCAAGGAGTCTCCTGAGTGGAGTTAGTAGTGCTCGTAGGATAGCGAGGAGTACCTTTGATCGGAGAACTGGAGGGAGCATATCCGCCGCGAACTTGAGCGGGTCGAATTTATACCACATAGCGAAGCGTTGAGTTGAGGTCGTCAGAGATTATTGAACCGCTGAATGCGGTGTAGTTATTACCGTCAATGCTCTTGTATGTGCCGGCGTCTGGGCGTGCAGAGCAGTCACCGAGGATGACATCTGTGACACCTTCGACGGCTTGGATAGCGTCGACGAGCTTCGTCTTGTTGAATGTGCCACCGAATGTGATGCCGCCGAGATAGGCGTTGATAGCGTCTTCAACGGGTCGCGATCCGTCTCGATAGCGCACACCCTGAGGAGAGAGGATCATCGGGTCGGCATAGATGGTCGCCGCTATGCGGATGTGGTCCGCAGGGGCGGTGCGAACTGAGATGACAACGCCTGCTGGCTTGAGCGTACGGATATATGCTTCGAACGCCGTTAGTACCTCTTTCGATAGTGCTTCTGGTCGCCCGCTCTTTTCTCCTGACACAAGGATTTGGATGCTTCCGCCACGATCGCGTACTGCGGCGTACTTGACCACCATACGCCCCTCGTCTATCTTGGCATAGCGATACTGCATCGTCGCCTCATCAAGGGTGAGCTTGTCGCCGTGTTGATAGGCCAGTGCCTTGTGATAGTACCAAGGCACTGTGGCCACGATAGCACGCTCAAGCGTGCGCTCAACGTCGTCGCGGTGTCCATCGAAGATGCGCTCCACAACATGGTGCGCAGCTGCTACGATGAAAAAGAGGATATTCTCAATGCTGACCAGCGAAAAGGCTGAGCGGAAGGTGTCCCCCTCCTTGAGCTGGTACTTCTCGCGGATGACTGGATCAGCCATAAATGCATCGGTCATCTCTCGCTTAATTTCGTCTACGGTTCTTGCCATGTCTATAGTCGGTGTGGTCGAGAAGGCTCGCTTTCTATCTGCCATGGGGAGTTTTGGGTTTGGTCACTCTCAGATAGGCGTGGAGCACCTCCTATTGTAATGGTCCCTTTAGCTACCATCTTGAGCCACTCGATGGCGCGATCATAGCGAGCCTTTCTCAGTTCAGATATCTTGTAAGGGTTGTGAAGCGAGAAGAGGTGATAAATGGCAATGTCAATGGCGTACATCAGTATGAGAGCGTGTCGTTCTGATCCACGAGCATTGAAGATTGCTTCCGTATCATAACTCTTCATGAGGTAGCCTTGCATCTCCCCTACGGCTCGGTCTTCACAGACCTCGACGATTTCGGGGTCGTAATCGGGGTTGGGAACACCTGCGCTCCGCTCGCGCCGAACGAGTGAGTCAAGTATCTCTCTATGGATGGAGCTATTGTAGTCGGATGGATCGATGAAATTACCTGTAGGCATAGCGCTATAGTCTGTGAGGGTTGTTGCGTCGGAATTCGCCGAAGCCAATGGTGGTAGGAGGCTCCAACTCTAGGAGCTTTTCGTCAAGGATGTGTATCCCCCCCTCGAGTGAGTCTGGTCCGTCGGCAGGGTAGGGCAGGTGCATTTCAAAGAGCTTGCACTGATCAATGAGTTCTTTCATCATTGGGTTATCCTGCTCCTCGACATTAAAGACCCATCGCGCTTCGCGGTCTATCGGCTCTAGGCGGGTTTCGATACGTGTGGCTTTATCCGTCTTTTTCTTCTCGTCAGGTCGTATGTAGAGGTTCATCTTCCGCCGTTTATTCTCTTCGTGCAAGAGAGGGCGAAAAACCTGCTGGAAAAATGGGTCTTGCAGCTTGTTGTTTTCGATGAAATGATACACTGGGCAAGCCCCACCGACGAACTTCTCAAGCTCAAAGTACCAACTGATGAATGTAGCATTGGTAGCGTGCCCGAGATATCCACGAATGATGTAATAGCGCTCCTTGTGCTTACCCATCAGCCATAGTGACTTGGTTGAGCTCTTTCGGCTTTTACTGTCGGAGTAAGCAGGGTCTCCATAGGCGACCAGGAAGCGGAACTTTGAGAGGTCGGGGACCTTGCCAACGGGGAGTAATTTGAGGATCTTCCCTTCAGCTATTGGATTGTTGAAGTATTCGGCTTGCTGTGACCGCTTGCTGATCTTCGATAGTACTCGGTCGATCTTCTCTTCGCTGTTCTTCTCAGGCCAGGTACTACGCCCCTGCTTATCTCGGATGTTCACAATGTCCCAGTGGTTAGCCTGCTTGCCAGCTCGAGCAACACAACAGTCTCTAGCTATTATGTTGCCACACCACAGCACAAGGAGGGGCTCCGAGATGTCTCGCGTACCATAGAGCGCTTGCTCCCACCATTCCCATTTCTTTTTTAGGGTCTCCTGATTTCGGCAGTCCTCGTCGGTATCGTAGTCGTCGAGGTAGAGCACGTCAGGTCTGGCGTACTCATTTCGAGCACCACGAGGAGCAGACCCCGCGCCCATGGCGAGGAACATACAGCCACATCTAGCTGTGAACTCACTTTCCGTCCACGCACCAAGGGTCTTCTGCTCACCATAGAGTTGACGTAATCGGGGGTTGCTTGTGAGGGCTACGCGATAGGGGGTGAGAAGTCGTATGGCAGCATCCTCCGTTGCAGAGGCGCAAATGATGAACTTCTTGCGACCTGTGAGAGCGAGGTAGAGGAGGGCAAACATCGCCACCGTGCTCTTCGCTAGACTACGTGCCCACGAGAGTACTTCATACCACTCCTCGTGCTCTATGATGCGGAGGATAGCCTTTTTCTGAAAGTCCGCAGAGGGGTATTTTGCATAGGCTGGGAAGATATGCTGTATCCAGCGTATAGGATCGGCTTCTAGTTGTAGGCGTAGAGCCTCCACCTCATGCGCTGCGAGGGAGGTGTCAACAAATATGTTGCTCTGCATTGAGCGGTGGAACTCTTCCCACCTTGCAAGGGCTTGTTTTTCCGATTGATTCATACCTTGCGCCCTCCCCCGCTGATGTGTTGGATGTATGCGTTAAAGAGTGCACCGAGTGCTTTTGCTTTGTCGGTGTCACTCTCTCTGACCCATGCTGTCATACCCATGGCCACGTTCACGAGGTCTTCAATGCCAACCTCTTTTTCGAGCTTCTGGATGGCTGCAGCAAGCTTGTTGAGAGAGTCTGCTTCGGCTGGGGTGGCCCAGCGCTCTGCAAGTGGACGTTTGAGAATAGACTCGTTAATGTTGGCTATCTGCTGGCGAAGCTGACGAATCTGCTCGGCTGGTGAAACCGAGGTCGCTGCTTTAAGCTCTTGCCAATGGTACGTCTTTGCCCACCTCACGATGGTCTGGCGCGATACACCTATGATGTTGGCTACTTCATCTTGAGTGTATCCGCTGTCTACGTAGAGGCGCTGTGCCATCTCGCGCTTGTTGCTGTTGGGGGTATCTTGAGTCTTTGCCATGTGACCTGTTGTTTCGTTCTTTCCTGAGGCAAAGTTCGCACGCAATAGGGGCTTTTCGCAAATCGAATTTTCATCACCTAACCTTCTGTTTATATCATATAATCAGAGTGTTATGTGTGTAAAATGCGATTTGCGAAAAGATGGTATGTGCCCATAAATTTGCTCCCAAAAGAACAGCACTCATGGCACGTAGAACCTCCATTTTTAATGTCCTGCCCTCCTCCTCTGGCGAGGTGGCTATCCTTCTCTATGGCGAGATTGGCATGTACTCGGATATCACCGATGCACGTGTCGTTGCCGAGCTTCTAGAGCTCTCCCGCACGTATAGCAAGATTGATGTGCGCATCAATAGTATCGGTGGCGACGTGTACACTGGTCTGGCGATCTACCAGGCGCTGCATGATAGCAAAGCAGATATCACCATCTATATCGATGGGGTTGCTGCAAGTATGGCCGCTATCATAGCATTGTGCGGTAAACCGCTCTACATGTCGCCATACGCCAAGCTCATGCTCCACAATGTGAGTGGTGGCACATATGGGAACAGCCACGATCTGCGTCAGATGGCAGAGCAGATGGAACAACTGCAAGGGGATTTAGCACGAATGATCGCAGGTCGCCTACAGCAGTCTCCTGAGGATATTGAGGCAAAGTACTTCAATGATGGGCAAGACCACTGGCTTACGTCTCAAGAGTGTCTTTCAATGGGGCTTATCGATGGGGTCTACTCGATGGACCATGACGACGATAGTCCTACCAACTCTTCCTCCGCAGAGGAAATACGTAAGTACTTTGATAACCGCCTGAACAAACAGGCACAAATGATAGATAACATGGCACTAATCGATGACATCCGTAAGAGTTGTCCAGCGTTCTCCAACACCGCCACCGAGGCTGATGTCACAAGAGGCGTACAGGACCTCTATCAGCAGAAGCAGGCGCTCGCTGAGGAGAACCAAACGCTTCGCGCGCAGCTCTCTCAGCTCCAAGCGCAGGAGACGGAAACTTTCCTCCACGGAGCGGTTGAGGCTGGGAAAATCACCCAGGAGCTCCTGCCGCACTACACAGCCCTCATGCAGTCTAATCCAGCCGCTACCCGTCAGCTCATTAATTCGCTCCCTCCATCTGCTCAGGCGACGCCTAAGAAGAACCCCTCTTTCGCGCGCCGATATATCGAGACGGGGGAAGGGGGAGCACCTTCCAGCAAGTTTGCAAACAAGACTTGGGATGAGCTGGATAAGGCCGAGCTTCTCAGTGAGTATAAGGAGGTCGACTTCGAAGGCTTCAAGGCGCTCTTCCGTGAGCGCTTCGGCACGGAGTATAAGGGCTGACCTTCCGACGATAAACCAACCTATTAACCAAAACAAACAATTATGCCTTTACAGACCGAAGTCTGGATTGACACCCTGCAAGAGAACTTCTTCCCAGACAACTCCTTTGTGCAGAAGTCGGAGGATGACTCCCAGTACGTGGACAACAAAATTGTCCATGTGCCCAATGCAGGCAGACCCAGCAAGGTGCAGGTAAACCGCACCACCAAGCCCGCTCAGCCTACAGAGCGAACGGACCAGGATCTCACCTATGAGCTGGATGAACTCACTAGTGATCCCGTGCACATCTCTCACGCTGACACTGTCGAGCTGTCCTATAACAAGCGCTCCTCAATCATCCTCAATGATAAGGAGGAGATGCGTCGTGTCGCCTCTGAGCTCATCCTGCAGCGCTGGGCGAAGGGGGCTGATTCGGCACACACCATCCTGACTGATGGCGCACAGCGCGATGCCCACACCACACAGGGTACAGGTCGTCGTCTGAAGATGACTGATAAAGTCGTCCACCAGATTGCTATCCGCATGGACAAGCAAGATCTCCCAGCCACAGGCCGCTATCTGATCATTGACTCAGATATGTATGCCGACCTTCTTGATAGCCTTACGGAAGCGAACCGAATGGCCTTCCTGGCTTCGGCCGATGTGTCAAAGGGAACGGTAGGTCGCCTCTACAACATTGACATCTTCTCTCGCAGTACGGTGCTACGAATGAAGGCCAATGGAGAGCTTATTACAACTCCCGATGGAGGCGATGCAACCGAGGTCGCAGCAGGCTTTGCATGGCAGAAGAGTTGTGTGTCTCGTGCCATGGGCAAGATCGAGATGTTCGCTAGTGAAAAGGATCCGCAGTACTACGGAGACATCTACTCCTTCCTGATGCGCCTTGGCGGTAGCCACCGACGCTACGACAAGAAGGGGCTCTTCCTGATTGCGGAGGGTAACGTCTAACAGCAACGATCATGGCACAGTTACCACGAGTTAAAATCACCTTTGCCGAGGGCAACCTCGGCAAGGTGGGCGACTCTCCCGATGGGCTCCTCGCTCTCATGGTCGCCTCTACGGCCGTTGGCTCAACTTACGAGCTCGGCAAGCCCTATTCCATCCGATCGGTTGGAGACCTGAAGGGCCTTAAGGTCACAGGGAAGAACAATGCTGTCCTCTATAAGCACGTGCGTGAGTTCTATGCTGAGGCTGGTGAAGGTACGGAGGTCATCATCTACGGCGTCGAGAAGACGAAGACGATGACCGAGCTCTGTACGAAGGGTGACACCGAAGAAGATGCTGGTGAGCTCCGTAAGCTCATCACCCTGTGTAAGGGCCGACTGCGCGCAGTGGCCATCGCCCTGGATGCGCAGGATGAACCTGAGGCCGCAGAGGGGATCGTCGCCGATGTGCTCTCGGCTATCCCTAAGGCTCAAGAGACCGCGGTACATGCAACCGAAGCGCTCTATGCACCACTCTTCGTCATCCTTGAGGGTCGTGGCTTCAAGCGTCAGGGGCTCAAGGACCTTGGCGAGCTCGCTTGCAACAGAGTAGGGGTCTTCGTCGGTGACACCCAGCCTGATGGCAAGGGTGCTGCTGTTGGTCTCCTGGCTGGTCGCATTGCGGCAAGTGCAGTGCAGCGCAACGTAGGTCGCGTGCGAGATGGCAAGATCGCTGCCGATGCAATCTATCTGAGCGGCCAACCTATCGAGCAACAGACGGGTGCTGTCGCCGATCTCTACACTAAGGGGTACATCTGCCCACGTCAGTATGTCGGCCGGGCTGGATTCTACTTCTGCGACGATCGTCTGGCGACGAGCGAGTCTGACGACTATGCTCATGTCACTGCACGCCGAACGATCGACAAGGCCTACCGCATCGCCTACGATAGCCTCCTCTCCTTCCTTCTTGACGAGCTTGAGCTTGAAGCTGACGGCACGCTGCACCCTGCAACCGTGCGTAGCTGGGAGCAGGAAATTACGTCGGCTATCGACCGAGCTATGACTGCCAAGGGGGAACTCTCTGCCGATGATTCTACGGGTAGCGCTTGTCGCTTTGAGATCCTGCCTACCAATGTCCTTGCGACGTCGGAGGTGCGAGCAAAGCTCTCGGTACGCCCATTCGGCTATGCTCGCTACATCGACGTAGAGCTTGGCTTCGCAGCTGTAACATCTAAGTAATCCTACTCCAATGAACATCTACAACGGACGCGAGTACGAGTGGATGACCATTACCCTGCTCCTCGGCGGTCGTCGTGTCACTGGTCTCCGTGGCATTGAGTACACCGCCGAGCAGGAGCAGGAGCCCATCTACGGGGCTGGGAGCCAGCCAATGGCTATCCAGCGTGGTAACATCAAGTACTCTGGTACAATCACCCTTACGGGTAGTGAATTCCATCTCCTGCAGAAGGCTTGTGGTGGAAGTATCCTCGGCGCTTCGACAACCATCGTGGTGTGCTATGGCGACCCCTCTCAGGGCGATGTCATCCACACCGACACGCTTGTCGGTTGCACATTCAGCAAGGAGGAAGACAAGTGGAAGCAGGGGGATAAGTTCGCTGAATATACCCTCCCCTTCACCTTCCTGCGCAAGCAGAGTGCATAGTCCTTCGAACGCTTTTTAATCTGTATAAAAATGGAATTCAAGACCGAACAAATCGACTCGTGGAAGAAGCAGCATGGCAAAGATGCCATCTTCCTCATCGTCGTAGAGGATAAGAGCTGCGTTATCCGCAAGCCTACCCGCCAGGAGTTCAGCTTCGTCTCTGGCATCAAGGACCCTATCCAGCTGTCGGAAACGCTCTTTAAGCAACTCTGGCTGGATGGCGACAAGGAGATCCTTGAGGATGACGACTACTTCCTGCCTGCTATTGGCAAGCTGGATGAGGTCCTCAAGCAGAAGGAGGCCGAGGTAAAAAAGCTTTAAGGGAGGCGGAGGCTATCTCCTCCTCCGAAGAGCAACAGGTCTCCTGGGAGAGCTTCCTCTTCTTCGATACCTACATCCGCTACTACTTGCACCTAAACCCAGATACGCTGCCCGATCATCAATGGGCGGCAACCATCAACTATCTCAACGAGCTGCGAAAGCTCGAAGCCCAAAGCAATGGATAAGCAGCTAAAATTCTTCATCAACCTCCAAGCCAGGCAGGAGAATGTCTGGTCGACGGCGCGAGGAGTTATTAGCGCTCTCGACAATATCGAGAGTAAAGCTAAGCGTGTTGGCGCGTCCATCAGCAAGGCTTTCAGCTTTTCTAACCTGGGTAGCCAGCTTAGTAGCATCCCTGGCTTTGCACTGCTAACCAACCCTTACGCCCTCATCGGCGGAGGGCTGGCGGCAGTCTCAAAGATAGGGATGCAGGCAGAGCAGACGAGTATTGCGTTTCAGACGCTTGTCGGCAATGGAGAGCGAGCAAATCAGATGCTCGGGGAAATCGCTGAGTTCGCTGACCGAACGCCTTTTGACCGAATGCAACTCACAGAAGGGGCAAAACAGATGCTCTCTTTTGGGATTGAAGCAGACAAGGTGACGGGGTATATGCGTCAGCTTGCGGATATCTCGGGTGGGGATGCCCAAAAGTTCTCCACGTTGTCGCTTGTCTTTGGCCAGGTGAATGCAGCAGGCAAGCTCATGGGGCAAGACCTTATGCAGTTCGTTGGTGCTGGTTTCAACCCGCTTAAGGAGCTCTCTAAGATGACTGGTGAGAGCTTCGAATCCCTCCAGGAGAAGATGAGTAAGGGTCAGATCACTGCGAAAAATGTAGCACAGGCAATCGCTCATGCGACGGGTGAAGGCGGGCAATTCCATGGCATGATGGATGCGTTAGGGGCATCTGGAGCTGGAGCATGGAACACCATGATGGGAGCTATACAGAGTGGAGCTGTTAGTATCTACGAGCAGGTCAAGCCCTATCTCTTAGACCTCTTCGAGGTCGTTGGGAAGTATGTGCCTAAGGTCTTCGCAGTCATTGGCGGAGTCATCAATGCTGTTGTCGGTACGGTGCGATTCTTCGAGCGTTGGAAGACGACAATCCTTATCATCACAGGGATCATCGTCTCACTCACCATCGCTGTCAAGCTACAGCGGATCGCGCAGTATGGGCTTGCCGCCGCATCGCTTATTGCCAAGGGGGCTATGACGGCACTCGCGGGCGCACAAGCTGCCCTCAACGCCGTACAGGCAATGAGCCCACTAGGGATGATTGTCCTCACAATCGGAGTGCTCATCACAGTAGTCGTTGCCTGTTGGAATAAGTTCGCAGGTTTTCGCGCCTTTATCCTCACGATGTGGGACACTATTAAGGGCTTCGGAGCTATCATCAAAGAGTACGTGACCAACCGAATTAACGAGCTGCTCGATGCTGTGGGCAACGTCGGCAAGGCGATCAAGCTACTCTTTGAAGGAGATTTCTCTGGTGCTGCCAATGCCGTAGGCGATGCTGCTAAGGGCTTCGTCGGCGTCAATAGTGCCACGCAAGCCTACCAGTCGTCTAAGGACCTCCTCAGCGGTGTCGGCTCAGGCTACGACAAGCACCTCGCAGAAGAGATCGCCAAGGACGAGGCTAAGAAGCGGAATGACGGAAAAGAGACTGCGTCGATATCCGTCCCTGGCCTACTCGGGAGTAGCAGTAGTGAGAGCGTCATCTTTGGCTCGGGAAGCGAGAAGGGTAGCAAAGGTAAGGGCAAGGGTGGTCGTGGAAAGACAGGCGACGCAATAGCCACTGGTGGTACGCGCAACACGCAGATCACGATGAATATCGGCAAGCTCGTCGAGCGCATCCAGGTGTCCATGATGGACAAGACCGATACCGCCGAGCTGGAGCGTAGCATCATCTCCGTGGTCAACCGCTCGCTGGCCATAGCAACAAGCACTGACCGATGACAACATTCGAGCTTGACACTATAATTAGGCGGCTGCCCATACCTCCACCCTTCCTCTTCGATCGAGCAGGGGTATCCCTCCCTGACGGAGATCCCCCCGAGGTAGATGTGCCTCTCTCTGAGGAGGAGCTTGAGGAGGTGCAGACGAATGCCCTCGGCCTGCCGATGGTCTTCCCCGTGTCTCTGGCTCTTGAAGGTGAGGATCCGTGGCTACTCCCTCAAGAGCCGATGATCACCATAACGGGGCAGCATATCCTCACGAAGAGGCAGGTGTCAAAGGGGAAGATCCGTGGTTCCGTCAAGGAGCGCTGGACGCTCGATGACTACAGCATCAGACTTGAGGGGGTGCTTATCGGACCCGATGGACGCTACCCAAAGGAGGATGTGCAGCGCCTGCGCAAGTACCTTGAGGCAGCCAAGGTATCCGCCTATTGCCCCCTTCTGGAGCTCTTCGGTATCACGCGTATTGTCTTTGAGTCATGGGAGTTCCCGCACACCTCGGGTGATGCTAACCAGAACTTCTCCCTCCAGGCAGTGAGTGACGATACCTACAAGCTCCTACTCACTCGTCGAGACCTCACCAAGTAGTCAGCTATGTACACGATGATTTATGACATCCAGATAGGTGGCTACCAGCTCTCGATGCTCGATAAGGTGGAGATACACTCCTCGGTGGAGCTCCTCGCTGACACGGCTAAGATCACGCTCCCTGCCGCCGAGTACAACAAGGCTCTCGACATTGAGGGTGCGATCCATCGTGGTGATGCCGTCACAATTCGTCTAGGCTATGAGGAGACGGGACTCGTCGAGGAGTTCAGGGGATACCTGCAGCGCATTGCCACTGATAATGGTGACTTGACGCTGACGTGCGAAGACGACCTCTTCCTCTTCCGCAAGCCTCTCAAGGATGCTGTACTGAAGAAGGTCAGTCTGTCAAGCCTGTTGTCTCGCATCATTAAGGAGGTGGGACTGTCGCTCAAGGTTGAATGCACCTACTCCTGGGTGTACGATAAGTTCATCTTCAAGTCGGCGACCGCCTATGATGTGCTCAAAAAGGTGCAGGAGGAGTGCGGAGCCGACATCTACCTGCGCGACGGGGTGCTCCATCTACACCCTCCAGGAGAGGTCATCGGACAAGAGCGCCTATATGACTTCGGCTATAATGTTGAGTCTGCTGACCTCACCTACCGCAAGGCGGAGGACAAGAAGTACCAGATAACTGTCAAGGCCCTCCTACCTGATGGGAAGGTGCGCGAGATAGAGGTCGGTACTCCTGGAGGAGACAAGATCACCGTCAAGTGTCCTACCTCTGACGAGGTGAGTATGCGACTGCGCGGGGAGACTGAGCTGAAACGGCGCACCTTCGACGGCTACGACGGCAGCATCGATACCTGGCTCATACCTGAGTGCCGTGCAGGCGACACCGCAGAGATCCACGACCCTGACTACCCACATAAAGAGGGTACTTACTTCGTTCGCTCCGTTACGACGGAGTTCAGCTCATCGGGCGGAAAGCGGAAAGTCGAGCTGGGATTTAGACTGAACTAATAATGGACCCATACAGAGAGCTACGTGAGCTCCTCGCTAAGATCGGAGGAGGCAAGGCAACTAACCTCTACCAGGGGGTTGTCACAGCCTTATCGGATATCACCTGCGAGGTTTCCATCGATGGGCTGAGCATTCCTGATGTGCGCCTACGGGCTTCCACTGAGGTGGATGGAGCGCAGATTATTGTGCGCCCCGCCGTCGGCTCAGTCGTCATCGTTGGATCGCTCACGGGCGATCTTGATCACCTGGTTGTGCTTTCAATGGATCGCGCGGAGGAGGTCATTATCAACGGTGGCAAGCTCGGTGGGCTGATCAAGGTCCAGGAGCTAACGCAGAAGCTCAACGCTCTCGAGAGCGAGGTGAACGATCTTAAGCAGCTCTTCGCATCGTGGGTCCCCGTCAAAGGTGACGGGGGGGCGGTACTTCGCGGGCTGTTAGGCTCTTGGTCAGGCAAACGCCTCACCCCATCAAGGCGTGAGGATTACGAAGACACTAAAGTGAAGCATTGACATGATAGGCATCCAGCTTTCAGCCGACTATGAACCTCGCGTCCGCCTTGTGCGCGACGAGGAAGGGCGCATCATCGAGGGGCTTAATCTCGGTGAGACGCTGCCGCAGAATCAAGCCCTGATACTCACCCTACATCAGGGTGAGCTTAAGGAAGCCCCTGCTATCGGGTGCGGTGTCTCAGATATGCTCCTTGATAACCAGCCACTGTACTGGCGAGCTCGCATTCGCGAGCAACTCGAGATGGACGGGCAGACTGTCAACTCCATCAAAATAACAACCTCGGGCATCCACATCGACGCCCACTACTAACTCGATTTATGCGCAAGCGCCTTAATATCCAACTTTGGATAGCCGTCCTCCTCACACTCTCGGGCATCGCACTCGTCTGGACGGCATTCCTTGTCGTCCCTCGAGGGGAGATCCACAACTCCGTGCTCCTTGCATTTGGTGAGATGTCGACCTTCGCTGGGGCGCTCTTCGGCATAGACTATAAGCATCGCTTAGACAGGTACATCCACCAGCCTAAGCAACCTACCAAACAAGATCAAGACGACAACAATGAGGACAATTAACTACATCGCCGTTCACTGCACGGCTTCCCCCCAAGGGTGGGGTGTGAAGGAGCTCCAGCAGGTCTTCCAGCAGCGTGGCTTTCTCCGCCCTGGCTATCACTATGTGATCACCGCCGACGGGGTCGTGCATGCGATGCAACCCGAGGAGCTCATCAGCAACGGTGTCAAGGGATACAACTCGGAGACAATTAACGTCGCCTACGTAGGTGGCATCGATAAGTCGGGGAAGGGTGTTGACAATCGCACTGATGCCCAGCGCGTCTCACTCCGCAAGCTCCTCGGTGAGCTTCGTAGTCGATACCCCAAGGCTAAGATCCAAGGGCATCGCGACTTCTCTCCTGACACCAATGGTAACGGTATCGTAGACCCGTGGGAGCGCATTAAAGAGTGCCCCTGCTTCGATGCGATCCCCGAATATAAGGACCTATAGCTATGAGACGAGTAGATAAAGAGCGCCTGCTGATCTTCATTGCGCTCATCCTCTTTTGGTCGCTCCTCCTCGGTGCACTCTCCTCCTGTGGTGCGGTGAAGACTGCTGTCGTTAAAGGTGAGCGACGTATAGAGTGGAGTGACCGCAGCAGCGTACAACGTGATAGCATCTATGTGCATGACAGCGTGTACATCCACTCCAAGGGGGATACTGTCTTCGTCGTTCGGTGGCGTACACGCATCCGCGATCGAACGCAGCGTGACACCATTTATTTGCAAAAGGTAGACAGTGTGTATGTGGAGACGCAGGTGAAAAAGACCAGTGCAATCGCCGATATCAACTCTACGCTACGAGTACTCGGCTGCACCGCTGTCATCATCGCTGTCATCATCTTCATCCTCAAGATACGTAAACGATGGATGTGACGACGCTACCAGGGCAGACCCTGTGGGATGTCGCTGTGTCGATGAAGGGGTCATGGGAGGCGGGTATTGATATGGCTCGCTCTGCTGGGGTGTCAATGACTGGGCCTCAAAAGGCGGGGGCTGTATATTCAGTCCCGCAAAAGACCTACGACCGCACGATGGAGCGATATGTCCTCACGCATCGCCTGGAGCCTGCTACCGCTGGCGAAATGTCGCCGCTTTCAATACGCATATTCACCTCCGCGTTCTCCGCGGAGTTCAGCTAATAGACTATGGCCACAGATAACAAGGTTAACGGATGCGGAGCCTGCTCAGGCTTTCTTCGCTGGCTTAAGCCTCCGCACTACGAGTTCTTCCAGAAGGAGTGCGTTCAGCACGATGTTCGCTACAACATTGGGGGAACGGAGCAGGATAGACAGCGAGCGGACTTCGTCCTCTTTCAGGATATGGTAGGGCGGTCTATCGACTATTTCAAGGGTCGCAAGGCGGGATCACAGACGTGGTTCATCGTCCTCTCCTACCTCTACTACAAGGCTGTTCGCCTCTTCGGCAAGAGCCAATTCAACTACAAGTAACTTCTTCCCTGGTCGGGGTATAAGAAAGCCCCCGACCTTCGTAAGTGGACTCTCACCTCACACTTACAAATATGCGCCGATACGCAAAGGTCGAGGGCTTAATGCCTTTCCTTTCGTATCGGCGCATTGCTATTATGTCGTGTGGGTGAGAGACCGCAAAAATACAACGATTTATCCTAAATGAGAACCCCTATTACCTATTATGGCGGTAAGCAGACGATGCTCAAGCATATCCTGCCTCTAATCCCTTCGCACACCCTCTATACAGAGTCCTTCTGTGGTGGCGCGGCTGTCTTCTTCGCTAAAGACCCTTCTGATGGGGAGGTGATCAACGACCTCAACCAGCAGATGACCAACTTCTACGAGATGCTCAAGACGGAGTATGACCTCCTGAAGGCCCGTGTTGATGTCACAGTGCACTCGAGGGATATCCACGCACACGCAGCCCACATCTTGGAGTACCCGCAGTTCTTCACTCGTATGGATCGAGCGTGGGCCGTCTGGGCACTCTCTAAGATGAGCTTTGCCAGCATGCTCGATGGGACCTTTGGATACGACTTCGGCGGAGGGATGCCCAAAAAGCTCCGCAACGCCAAGGAGGAGTTCGGTGAGCACCTCGCCCGCCGTCTGGATAATGTCACGATTGAGAATAGGGATGCCCTCGAGGTAATCCGATGCTATGATACGCCCGACACCTTCCACTTCGTCGATCCTCCCTATGTGGGGAGTGACTGCGGGCATTACGAGGGCGTGTTCGGCGAGAGCCACCTGCTGGCTCTCCTTGACCTCCTTACAGAGGTCAAGGGTAAGTTCATGCTAACTATGTTCCCTGATGATAATATCGAGCGATATGCTACGGTGCACGGGTGGCACATCCATCGTATCGAGCGCACGATCTCCGCCTCTAAGACCTCCCGACGCAAGCAGGAAGAATGGATGGTGTGCAACTATGTCAAGGAGGAGGAGCCGACCCTATTTGACTGATGCAAGAAGGGCGTTCGGATGGTTGCCGAACGCCCTTGGTATATTCCCCGAAAATGTAACGCTTCGTTTCTTCTCAGCGGGGTGTGTGGGTGTACGCTTCGTTTGCGATGTGCCGCACGCTTCGTTTTGCGGATTATACTACTCTCACTCTTGGCTGATCTCCAGTGAGGGTAAGGTGCTG